AGCAACTTCTCCAATTGTTTGTGTAGAAAAAACAACTGAAGCATTAACTCCTAATTCTTTAGATAATGCTGTTGATGCTCCTATAAGATCTGTTAAAGATGTTGCGCTAAGATTTAAACCTCTAAATGTCTCAGCATTCTGTCCTGTTTGTTGTCTAAAGGATTTTTGCGCTTTACCTAATTTACCGAAAGCGCTTACAACTGCACCTAATATAACAGATGGATCTGATAAAGTAGAAAAAGCATTACTAATAGCTGATCCTACACCAGCTGCTAATACTTTTATTTTTCCGAATTCATCCTTAGTCCTAGCAGCTTCATCAGCTACTGCTCGCATATCTTTTTCAACTTTGTCGAGCTTTAAAGCTTTTGAAAATCCTCCTGAAATTGCAGTTAGTCCTGAAATTACATTACCAGCAACACCCATGGCTTCATTAGATCTTTCTCTTAACTCTAATTCATCTTTAACTTTTTGAATTAATTCATTCTCAAGTTTTAAACCACCTCCTCTAGCAGCCATTAAAGCCTTTTCTGCTTGAGTTAAGGCTTCACCTCCTTTTTTCTGATCCTCAATTTTCTTAGTAATTCTTCCTATTTCCTTTACACTTTCTTCAGCTGAAGATCTTAATTTTTTTAATTGTTTATCAGATAAGTCGGTAATTTCTTCTTGATTGTTGGAAAGTTGTTTTGATATACTGACTAAATTATTGTATTCTCTTTTAGCTTTTTCAGCATTAGATAAAGTTTTACCTAATTCTGCAGCTATACTTTCAAATATACCTTGATATTCCTCGTATATGTCTCTCCCTGCTCTAGCTTCAGCATTCCATTGCTTCTGTTCACGTGCCGACTTTTTTATATTATCAGAATTCTTAGACATATAGGATTATTTTATTATAAATATCAAAAGCATCTATTTTCTAGATGCCTTTGTTGAATAACTTGTTGGTGTTGTTCGTTTTGCGTTTTTGAGAAACTCAGGTGCAGTTACTTTGCCATCTGTAGTTATAGATTTACTATTACTATTTTGTCCTTGTGCTTTTTTAACTGCATTATTTTCTTCTATATAAAAATCATTTATTTTCTGGAATGTAAAATTACGTAACCATATAGGCATATTATAAATTGTATGCCAATCATAACCTCCTTTACCATGAAATACTATATCATGAATTTGAGAAAATAAACTTACTCTATACGTCTGCGTCAGGCCAAAAAAAGTTAAGCCCTATCGGGATTGTGATGTCCTCTTCGCCACCCTCAACTGTATCTATAGGTATTTTTAAATTAACATCTGGTTGGAAATCCCTAACATGGTTTCTAAATGCTCTAGAATCTTGTGCTAAAAAGTAATTATCTACAAAATTTCTAATATCTTTTTTTTCACTTGAACCATCAACTGATACTATCATATATTTAAGACGTGTTGACAGTTCTGGGGAGGAATTTTTATTTATTTTCTTTAAACCTTTTAGTTCATTATCAATTGCCGTTTCATCACCATGATTTAATAATTTAAATGTAAGAATTGTTCCTGATTTAGGACAAGTAAATGGGAATTCATTTTGACCTTGCTCAAATTTAGATTTATCAAATTCTTTATTTTCTAAAGTTGATAGATCTACTTTAATTACTTCATTTTTATATGTAAATTCATAATCACTACCATAACCTAATATTCTAGCAGCTATTAATAATGCATTTTTATCACCTACTACTAAATCTTTATAATTACATTCAGATACTATTAATTTTTCTAATAATTTATCTAATACTGTACCTTTTTGAATATAAGATTGGTTAGTTAATATATCTTCTTCTTTAGCAGTCATGTATTTCATTTCTACTTTTCCAGATGATAATGGGTTTTCTTTAGGGTAAACTATTCCATTTGATGGAAGTTCTACCATTTCTGTTGGGAATTTTAATTTTGATTCGCTCATATCTTTTATTAGTTATAACTTAATTTCATGTATACATATTTAATATAAAAAAAAGCTTGACCGAAGCCAAGCTATTCTTTAAAATTGTATAATTTCTTTTTAGAAATTTAATACACAGTAATCCATTCCTAATGTTATTGCAATATCTTGAGCTTCCGCTTCAGTATCCCAATTAAATCCTTTAAATGTTGCGTCTTTAATAAATGCACCTTTAATTATCCATTCAGAAACTACGTCTCCTACAGGACCTAATACATTAATAGTTACATCTTTTTTATAGAAATCTGAGTAACCATCTCTACCAGTAACTGATTCATGATGTAATCTAACCCACTCCATAGTAGCTTGTGCTCCTGATGGTGTAATTGGATCATATAAAGTCATTGAAATATCAGACCACTTAGCTTTTCCTTTTACTTTTCTATAAGTATTTATATGATTTAACACGATTTCACCTTGCTCTATTTTGATTTCTCCTACTTCTTTAATCATGTATGATGGTATACCATCTACGTACATTATAAATCTATTGGCAACTTTTGGTTCAAAAGCTGTGAAAAACATTTCGTTTGGATTTACTACTGCCATTTTATTATTGTTTTATTTTATTATACATATTATGTTTTATACTCTTTATGATGGAAATTGAGCTCCAGTTGGTAAAATGTTGAAATCTAAATAAATAAATTCAGCCGTTTTTGTTGGTTGAACATAAATCGCACCTACCATTTGGTTTCTATCAACTACATCTGGTCCATTATTTGAAGCATCCATTACTACTTTAAAGGCATATAAACCTTGTCTTTGTTGTACTGACTCCATATATGGATTAACTTGGCTTAAGAAATTATTTCTTGTTGCCGCTGTATTTTGTTCAAATACTAAATTATCAGCAATTTGTACAATATACGATTTTAACGCTATTAATAATCTTCTAACATTTATTCTATCTAAAGCTGATGCTTGAGATTGTAATGTTTTCTGTCCAAATACTACAACTCCTTTTCCAGGGAATGTAGCTATTGGATTTACTTTTCCAGTATATAAATCATCTCTATTAGTTTGAGTTAATTTTCTTTCTGCTTGTACTACTGTACTTAAGCCACCTCTGTTAATTCCAGCGGGAGCGAACCAAGCTTCACTTGTTCTGTCATTATACGCGTACACACCCGGAATCATCGATGAAGGCACCGTCCACACTAATTGTCTTGAATCAGGATCTATTATTTGTACCCATGGCCAATAAGCTGCTGCATATGAATTATCAACTGATGCAGCTTGAGGTATTACTACACTTTTTAATGCTGATCCATAAGCTACTAAATCTACAATTGCTATAGCATCTCCTCTTGTTGCTGTATTTTGTATTAATGTGTTTATTGGAGCTCCCATCATTGAAGCTGCAGTATATAAACCAGGAGCTGATATAATGTTATATTGATAATCATCTTTATTAGCTAATAGATTAAATGCATCCGTATATGTTTGCATTTCTGTTGTATACATACCTTGTGTATTACTATCTGATATTTTATCATAGTAATTAGCTACTGTGTATGTAGGGAATCCTGTTTTAGAAAATAATTCTCCTTCTGCTCCTGCAAATGATCCACTTCCTACATCTGGTAGAGAAGCTGTAAATTCTGATTTAAACGCTCCATTATTATCAAAATAATTTGGAGTTTTTAATTTTACTTCTTTTACTCTAACATATCTTGAAGCATTTGGAAAAGATCCAACTGTACTAATATATGGATCTGACGTTCCAGCTCCATTAAATATTTGTGTTTGGTTTCCTATTACTCTTTCAATATAATTAGAAGATTGTGGGTCTAATGATACATTAGGGAATATTTCTAATACTCTTTTAGATGTTGCGGTATCATTACCTTGTCTAATTACAACACTAAATGTTCCTGTATCTTTACTTACTCCTTGTATTTCCCATCTAATATTATCTGTAGTACCATTTACTAATGTTCCATTATTTCCTTCTACAAGGCCACTATTCATTATTGTACCATCTGTTAATGTTTCTAATACAAATGATTCTTCATCTACTATGTCAGCATCTACTAACGTAAATGATACATCTGCAGTACCTATTGAAGGTGGTAATGTTGGAGTACCTACATTAGCTGCTGCTACTGTTACTACATCATTTAGTGCAAACACATCAGTTGGATCTTGTGTAGCTACTGTAACTGAAACAGGTTCAATTATTAAGTTATTATTTACATCTTGGCTATTACCTGCAGTTGTTGTTGTTTGAAGAATTGCAGATGTAGCTATACTTGAATTATCTAAATCTGAATTTAAAACTGTAAACACTACATCACCTACAAAGTTAGTACCTGAATTTGTATTTATATCAGCTGCTGTTATTGTAATAGTATTTCCTACTTGGAATCCTTCTGCAAAATCTGCATTTGGTGTTAAACCTGTAACTCTTGTTAATATTTCTGTATTACCTACACTTCTAGTTTCTGTTGTTCCTACTACACCACCACCAAAGGCTGGAACACCACCACTTTGAAGTGCGTTTATTCCTGCTGCTGTTACTACAATTGTTGAAGAAGTTGTCCATCCTGAAGTTCCTGTAGGATCTGTACATATAATTGCTCCTAATGTTGATGGAGCACCTGCATCAAATGTTACTGACCATGTACCTCCAGTTCCACCATTATTAACCGAACCACCACTTCCAATTAAATCTGCAAGTGCTACACCGTTTAAAGTTGTTACTGTTCCTGTAGTAATTCCTGCAGCTGATGTTAATGGAATAGTTGAATTTGCTATTATATTTCCTGACTTAGTCCATGCTAATTCAAATGAACCTGCACCTGTTCCAGTTTGAGTTGGTCTTGATGATGCCGTACCATTTGCAATAACATATTTATCTGCTGCTGCAGCACCTAATCCATCTGTAATAGTTACCGTACCAGCTACTGAATTTCCTCCTGTATTTGCTTGTGATGGACCTTTAGATTGTACTTTCATCATTCCTGATCCTAAAGAACCTGCAGCAATTGATAATGTATCGCCTGAAGCGTATCCTGTTCCTAAAGCAGATGGAGTAATTGATACTGTAGCTATTTTTGCTCTTCCTGTTACACCAATTGGAGCACCTGTTGTTACAGTTGCTGTAGCATTAAGTCCACTTCCGTCTGTATCTATATTAACTAATTTAGATAAATTTGGAAGTAAAT